CTCCCAGCTCTACAGCTTTATCCTTTATACCCGTCTTTTTTTCTAGAAGAGAAATACCTGTGCTTAATAAACTAGCTTTGTTTACCTTTCCAGCTAACTTTCCTTTAGCTTTAGAAAACAGGCCCTCTCCTTCCTCTTTCTCTTTTTTCTCTCTTTTTGGCTTCTCTTTTACTGCTTTCTCCGCGCTCTCTTCTTTTGCTTTGGGTTTTTCTTTTACCGCTAGTTCTGGCTCTTTTGTCTTGCTAAAAGAAAATCCAGGTCCAAAATTATAACTGCTTATATAGGAATCGATCTCATCCTGTAGATTTTTAGGATCGCTATAAAACTCAGGGTCTTCCGCTAATAATCTTTCTCTCTCTGCTTTAATCTCATCCGGGGTCGGACCAGATTTTTTACCGATGTTTTGATCTACTGTTCCCTCTTTGTTTTCTACAGCTGATTTTTTGATCTTCTCTTGTAGTTTTCCGAGTGCACTTACCGCTTTAGCACCAGATCCGTCATCGCCAACGTTCATAGCTTTATCTTCAGCCATTTGCTTTTCCAATTGGCTTTTTAGAAAATCTATATCATAATCCCCAGTAGGTGTAACCACTGCTCTCTTAGATTTGTCGTAGTTTAATACCTTATCATTTAGATCTTCTCTTAGTTGAGAAACGTTCTTCAAACCGTCTACAAGGTCGGAAACATCAAGAGGTATTATAGAAGATCCCTTAGGTAAAGAAACAACCTCAGCTCCATTTTCTCCAACTAAAAAATCACCATCCTCGTCCGTCGTACCACCTCTTCTGAAGCTTCCTTTTACGTTACCAAGTGATCTTTGTATAATATCTCCCTGTTTTTTGATGTCTTGCTTTATAGAGGGCAAGTTCATTTTCTTCAGCTCATTAACGACCGCTTCCAAATTCCTGGATAGGTCCATAAACTGTTTTTCACTTTCTGTAGAAGGCATCTAAGGGATTCTTTATTTCTATATATTTTAATCAGGATATTACTTTCTAAAAGAGAAAACTGTACTTTTTCCAGCTTCAGAAAGGGTCTCTTGATTGTCTACCTCAATAGCGACATTGAGCTTATCTATCCATATCTGAAATTCATAATATGGTATGCTCTCGATCCACTCTGGATCAAGTCCATGCTCTTTCCACAATCTGAACTTCAGATCAAAGAAGTTCTCCAAGGATATCTGAAATAACGAAAAGGGATCTAAGCCCTTTGGGAAAGGTAATTTCAGCGGTGACCTCCCTGCCACCGCATTTGGGACAATTTATCAAAGCTTTAGCTTTTGTCCCTATCTTAATTTTCTCGGATAGCTCGAATAACAAACTGAATTCCTCTCTCGACCAGGTATCGCTTTCTCTTAACTTTGATTGGAATGAACCTTCCGTGAGTGTTCTCCAATCTTCAAATATAAAAGGAGATATTTGAATGAAGGCATCATCCACATCTATTCCTTTCTTAGCAAGAGAAATGACAAAATCGGATATTCTTTTAGTAACGCCTATGCTGGGCACAAACATTTTAATATTTTTGTCCAATTTTTTAATGTCGAAGGAAAAGCATCTTCTCTCTGAGTCGTAATATTGCAATATTTTCTCGTCTATCTCGTACATAGAAAGAACACCGGTTCTCAACTCAAAGCCATCTTTAACCGGACACTGCTTAGGATCGCAGTCGATATCAGGTATTAATATTATGCTGTTTTCACCCTTAGTAAAAGTAAGGTCTCTTATTGCTAGTGTTATGAAAAATCTGTCCTCAGATTTGAGATCCTGATAGGAAACCACACCTTGATTTGGGAAGTTCATGTTCATGCACTTATCGAGAATGTAGCCCAATTTCTCTTCTATATCCAATCTATCTTCATCATCTATAGTTGAGAAGTGTCTGATCTCCTTAACTTCTGCAGCTCTGATTGCTATTCTCGTCCCGTCTGGGTAAAACATTCCCTTTGAAGGTAATATCTGCATGGGTATATTTTTCCATCCCAATTCACCAGGTTGTTTGACCGAAGGTGCCGGTGGCTGTTCCTGTTGTGAATATGGGTTTCTTCTCTCAACACGTCCTAAAGAATTTGGGGATTCCTGGATCTTCGGAGCCTCTATAGGAGCTTGCTGTTCTGTAGGCATGTATGCGTTTTCCTGCATTACAGGTTCCTGCATAGGTTGTTGTTGCACTTCTTGAATTTTAGGATCGTCGTAAAGAAATCCGCTAGCTGCTTCTTTATTTCTTAGAATTTCCTCGGGTGATAAGTTCATCATAATATTAGAGTATTCTGTTACAATTTATATAACGGTCCACAAAAAAAGGACACAATTTATAGTGTCCTTCCTCTTAAAGTTTCTAGATTTATAGGAAAAGATCTTCCCAGTAATCGCACTTCCAAGAAATACTTATCGTGTAAATATTTGATCCTTGATCGTAATCTAACTCCAAAGCTGGGATTGGTGTACTTATAAAGCAAACCGGTATTCTAATTCTTCTGAAGACATCTCCTTGCTTATTAAAGATGGAAATAACCATAGATCCAACATAGTCTCTCTTAAGACCCATTGCCCCTGTTAGAGGATTGTATATAAGATCTGACCACTGTCTAAGTGTTTTGTACACAGTCATAGAATTTGATTCGTTAAGGTTAACTTCAAATTCCATTGTCAAATCCATATCGGTCTGAGAAGGCTCGCCTCCAGCATATCTTCTGGTAGCAAACTTATAGAACTGCTCAACAGGTCCAGCTGGTTGTATATCAACTGTCATACCTGAGATAGACTTAACCTGCTGTGTCAATATCAATTCACCATTTAATCCAGGCAACTGCTGAACACCGGCTGGAGTATTAATAATGACTTCGAACTGGTTAAGATAAACTGGTTCGTAAAGCTGTATAGCAGCTTGAGAATTAGTATAATGAGGTAATCCTGCCATTTTTTATAAATTTTTTTATAGGAATAGATCCTCCCAGTAATCAACTGCCCATTCCATGTTATCTATCTTCCAAACTTCTTCTGCTCCGTAGTTAAGGTTCATAGGAGAAATAGCACTTAGAGGGAAACAATCTTTGCAAACCACTCTTTTGAAAACATCTCCGTTTTTATTGAAAACTGAAATAACTACTGATCCAACATAGTCGTTCTTCACACCCATTGCTCCAGTTAAAGGATTATAAATTAAATCCGTCCACTGTCTAAGTGTTTTGAAGACATACATGGAGTTAGCATCGTTAAGGTTGACAGTGAAACTCATAGAAATGGTCATACCTGTCGTATCCGGCTTAGCACCAGCATAGTTTCTTTTTGCAAACTTGTACTTTTGAGCCACAGGTGCTGGATTTTTGTCTACCTCCATACCCGAAACCTTAGTTACGTGCTGTAAAAGAATAGGTCCTCCAGCTACTGCAGCTGGAGGATTTATTACTACCTCGAACTGGTTTAAATAAACCGGTTCAAAGTTATTCATCGATGATATCGAATTCGAAAAATGTGATAGACCTGCCATATATTAACTATTTATCTATTTGCCTCTGAGTCATCGAATTTTAAACAAACTGAACGAATCCACCAGCAGCAATACCGCCTGTTCTAGTTACAGTGATTCTGTTTATGAACTTCTGTATACCTCTTGCAGGCTCGATGATAATATCAATAACACCCATATTCATATCGATGATAGCTGGTGTATTGTTTGTAGCGTCCATAATGGTCTTATAAGCATAAATTCCACCACCTGCTCTTACACCATCAAGGTAGTTATCAACCAACGTCTTAATCTCAAGTCTGATCGAATCCTCATTGAAATCAAACAAGTAGTTAGAAAGAATTTGATTAGTATCAGTCTCAATGCTGATCAGCAAATCTCTAACGTGAACTAAGCTGAATGCAGAATTAACTTGCTGATAAGCTGTTCCGTTACCGAATATAACAACACCAACTCCTTTTCTTCTGATGATTGGGTTTAATCCAAATGGCTCTAGATTTCCTCTGTCTGCGTCGCTGTAATCATATTCAACACCTACAATGGTTTGTCCAGAAAGTACCCCTCTCTTTTGACCTGCCACAATCGCATAGGGCTCACCCGTTGCAAATTTTCTAACAAAATTATTAGAAACTAAAGCTGATGGTGGAACGTTCACGTTTCTATTTGCCTCTCTTATAGTGATATAAGGAGTGTAGAATGCGCAGAATTTAGCTCCATCTGCTTCTGAAGGAAGGCTGAACGTGTATGTAGGATTCAAAGATAGGTTACCTCCAGATGCAATATAAGCTGTGTTTAACAAAGGCTTAGGATTTGTAGCTGTAGGTGCATCTGTAAATCTAGGATCCGTTGAAGCTTGGAATTGAGCAGTAGAAGGAGCATTGATGATTGCAAGACATTGCTGTCTCATCATAGCCAATTTACTCAATTGATACTTAGAGTTTGGAAGTATTTGTCCAGAGAAAGTATCTATAATGTATCTGTAAGTTATAGCATCCTTATTAGCAAGCGCTATAGCAAGATCCGTATTATAAAGTACATCCAAAATCTCAGTAATTCTAGCATCAGTTCCATTTGGTCTATGTCTTTCAGTCATAGTGAATCCCTGGAAGTAAGTGAAATCGAAGGAGGTAGTGAAGTCCTCAATTGACGTGAACTTTTGAACTCTTAGTGGCGTTCCTGAATAATAAAGAACTGGTCTAGCACAAGTTACTCTATAAACCCCGCTTGTTGTCGTTGCAGAAACAGTTGTAATCTTTCCTAATCTTGATTGTCTTGTTCCAGCAGCATCTAGACATATGTTAAGATCTGTGGAAACTATCCAATCTCCAACTGCTAAAGGAACGTTACCTAAAGAATCGAGTCCAATAGTAAAAGTAGTAGCATCTATTCTGGTTATAACATTAAGATATTCATTAATATTTCCATTCTGAGATATAATGTCTAACTTATTTGCAGAAACTGGGAGTCCTACATTATCCGAAGCGTAAGAAGCACCAAATGCAGCAATATCCTCTAGACTAGTAATATCTCTAGATGTGTTACTGAAAGCTCTAAGAGCTACATAAGGAAATCCGTCTCTGTCAACTAGACTCTGGTAATCTAGATATTGAACGTCAGTTCCGTCTGAATTTTTCCATATTATATCGCCATCAGCTGTTTCGTTATATTGGAAATCAATATAAGGATCTGACATTGAATAAGCGATTAATGAATTTGAATAGCCATCAGGGAATCCTGAGCCGGTTACACCAGCTCCATCAGGATTTAATATATCTTCCTCACCTACTCTATTTGCCCATCCAAATTGGTATACGCCGACACCAGAGTTTAGGAAAGCAATATCAGGATCAACAGGTACCTGTTGCAGGTAAGACCAAGGCTCAACTGTTATACCCTGAGATCTATAGTAAGCAGTGTCCAATGGGTGCTGCCATAATATCTTAACCTCAGATCCAGACGTCTTAGTTAAAGCTATTTTAAGTTTAACTAGTTGAGTAGTGTTTTCACCACCAAAACTCAGCGGAACAGATCCAGTTACGCCAGCTGGTATTGTAGCTTTACCTATAATAAATTTCTGATCTGCGGAAGATGAAATATCACAGAAAGTCTTAAGAGCTGATTTTTGTGAAGTCGTTAAAGCAGGGGATCCGCCAGTTCCTGTAATGATGTAATGATATCCACCGTCAAAGGCATCTGGATCATAAGTTTGGAAATTACTAGCATATAATCCCTTATCAGTTGTACCACCTGTAGCACCGAATGTAATAGTATCAAATAGGGTACCAACGTACATATTACCACCAGTAGCTCCAGAAGCTCCTGTTACGCCATAGTTGTTTTCAGTATAAAGATAATCAGCTAATAAAGCTTGGTCGTAGCTTAAAAAATCTAATCTTGGGCTCAGCAAATCACGATCGGATGTCAATTCATCGATAAGATTGTTTCCAACAAGATCTATTTTGTAAACGTTGTTACAAATATCATCAAATGCTTTTTCATCTACAGCACAGAAAAGTCCTGTAGCAGCAGTGTTGTTGTTCACGAGGGTCTGGATATACTGATTCACCCCATTCAAATCGATGAAGTCGGGTATAATACATCCTGTTTGATAAACAAGAAGCTGAACATTTGGATTATTAAGGAAATTATCCATTTGACTCTTAATAAATCCATTTGCTGTGAAATACTGGCTCCATTGTGGATCTACGGAAAGCTGTGGATAGTTAGTGAAGTTCCCTGAAACTGCAATCACATCTATGAAATAATCCTGTATGTAATCATACGGGTGCATAAAGCTAGGCACGTTATCTGCACCGTACCAATCTATAGCAAATACGTTATACCCTTTAATAGGAGTAGTAGAATCCGTTGATTTTCTTAAGATAACACTCATTGGCTGTTGGCCAAGATTAACAAAGCTCAGTAATCTTCCCTGATCCAAAAGACTCAAGGTAGCTAGGAAATATTCGGTAGACGCAAACCAGAATCTCTCCTTGTTATAGAAAGAAGAATATAACTTACTGGTTAATATACCATTATATTGTTCGGTGTCAACGGAATATGATCTATACTTCACAAGATCCGGTGTAGCGCTATCTACATCGTCATTGAGCTTTAAAAGGTTTAAAGCAAAAACCGGACCCGCATTTAAACAGGTTAGGATTGATCTTTGAAAGAATGATCCTCTATTTTCTAAGGATCTGTCAATGTCGCCAAAAACCGAGATCATTGTCGTTGCATCTGGTATGTAAACTGGAGTGTTGAATGGGCCCTTGTTGGAGAATCCAACTACCAATCTAATAGTAGTAGACGTTAAAATTACACTAGCGGAACTGTCAAATTCTAATGTGTAAACGCCTGATGCTCTAAATTGTGAGTAGTCGATTTTAATTTGTTGTGCCATTATTTCTTTACGATTTTTTTCTTCTTTGTCTATATATCAAACTGCATCAGAAAAAGAAGGGGATGATCCATTTACATCATTGAACTAAAGTCTTTGAAGCTTTTGCCGTCTTTTGTAGAAGGTCCAGCGCTTCTAAAGCCAAATTCGTCAGCGGATTGCGATTGACCGTTGTCACCCATCCTACCTAATATTAAGTTCTTATAGGAGTTATCCATAGAGTCAAAAAGTTCACCTGCAAGCTGGTAAAAATCACCGCTTTCAAATGCTGAGGGCAAATTCACTAGGGACATCGCAACGTCATCGTGCCCAGTCTGGCTAGAATATGTACCTCTTGAATTTAGGCCAAAGGTAAATAATTCAGGAACTGTCCACTTCTTGTCATTTATAAGGATCCGGTCAGCTCTAACTAATGTTCTGAGCTGCTCGCAATTCTTCATCTTGTTCTTTTCGTTGTACTTGATACCAACTCTTGAAGATCTAGCTGCTTCGGAGTGCTTGGTGTAAACAAAAATCTCTTCGAAAAGATCCTCATCGGCTAGGAACTTATCAACTAAAAGCTCACCTTTATAATTGATCTCTAAGGCTATCTTAACAGCCTCAACGCCTAGTATATTTTTAACAAGCAGTCTTAATATCTTTACTACCTCCTCTAGCTTTATCTCGTTATCCCTCAGTATACCAACCTGAATCAGGCCAAAGAAATCGCCTTCGTCCTCATATTCATCTATTCTTTCTATGACCTTCTTAGGTAAAGGAGCTAACTTGAATACGTTGATAACAGTGAAATCGCCCTTATTGCCGCCTGAAAGGTCCACAGAGAGAACATACTTCTTATTTCCCTCTGCTGCTGTGTCTATGTCAAATTTTGGGTGCCAAAGAAAATTCTCGTAGTTTATATCAGAATAATGGAAATGATCTATCTCCCTCCACACATATTCGACCTCGTTTCTTTTTATCTTCTGTAGTTCTTGCGATCCTAATAAAAGTGTGGACGAGCTTAAAAATTGATTACCATACTCCTGGTTGAAGAGCTCCTCCGATCCCAGGTTGGATATTTCGTTCTGTCTCCAAACCTCATCCCTACCAGGAACCTGCCACCAGTCAACCCTAATCGGGTTGAACGTGTTCTCTTTTTTAACGGCACCCATGTACATCTCGTAGAATTTATTCATTCCATTTGGTGTGGATGTTATTATGATCCGGGAGACCTTCGAGGAAGATACGGTGGGGTACGTGGATCTAAAGAAAGCTTCCATGAACGAGGGATTGATGTGAGCAAACTCGTCCATGTATAGGAAGTGTATTGTAAAACCGATACCGGATGTTTTAGTAGTGGTCTTAGCGATAACTCTACATCCATTATCAAAACGCATGGACATGACGT